TCAGTATGCAAAGTAACAACTCTACCATCTACGTTTACATATATTCTTATTGCTATTCTATCCGTTATAGTTAATGCACTTGAAGTAACAGGAATTGCAAAATAGTAAGGATTAATTACAGTTCCTTGATTTATGTACTCTGGAACTCCAACGCTTGTACCTATTAAAGAAAAAGTTGTGCCATCATATTTATAAACTTCTGCATAAACATAAGGATTGTGATTATTAGAGTTTACACTAAAATAAAACTCACAATTAAAGTTACCAGCTGGTACTTCTAATAAAGCTGGGTCATTTGCATCGGTTATGTAACTCGCCACATATCCATTAGCCGAAATAACTATATCAGTTCCAGCACCAGCAATAGGTGTTTTGCCTAATTGTCTATAAGCAACCCCACCGATTGTACCTTGACTTACGCTTGAGTTAAGATAATATGAAACCGAACTTCCACCACCAGTTGATGTAGGGAAATCCGCTAAAGTACCATCTCCTCGTACATATTGAGAAGCATCTCCATCTAAAGCAGAAATCACTCCAGAATTTGAAACCACTGGTCCTTGTAAATCCCTTATTTTCGCTTCTCCTGTTACTTGTAATTGACTCATAATATTTTATTGAAATAATCCTCTAATATATTCCCCAGCTGCTAAAGATCTACCAAAAGTAAGAACTCCTGTCGCACTCACAAACTTTACATCATCGCCAGTTGGAACTCCACTTGTTAAAATGTTTTGTGCATCCACACCACCTCTTGAAACGTAAAGACAATTGTAACCAATCGTGTCAGCAAATGTAATTGATGTTTCGCCACCAGATGCCGTGTAACCTTTAGTCTTAACAGGGTTTGCACCTACTATGATAACACCCTCTGGGTCTATGCTTGTTCCTGTTGTATTGTATGCTCCTGTACCTTGTAGGCTCACGTTATATGTAGCCACATCCTTTTGTGGTGCGTTTATTGCTAAACTTGAAATATTACAAATTCCGTTAATAATAACTAATCCATCAACTCCGTTATCAACCACAAACTTAATTTCTATTGGTTCTCTTGCCAATTGCTTTTCTAACATAAACAAATAAGAAAAACCACTCAAAGTAATTAAACCATCGCAGTTTACACTCCAAGTAGCTACATCGTTCTTATATTCTCTAAACCAAGCACTTGATTGGCTTGTTACCTCTTTTTGATCTACGTTTACTTCAAACGTGCAAGTTGTACTACACGCAAAAGCAACATCGACCTCTGGGTCAACATCTGTTCTATGCCAATAAAGCATCACATTATTTCCAATTACTGCTGCCATATTACAAATTTACGCATAATTAATATTTAAATACCTATATATTTTAGTGTTTCAACTGAATCATTGTCCTCATCAATAACCTCAATTAATTGGATAGAGTTTACTTCACTATTATAAGTGTCTAATGTTAATCTATTTATAAGAAACTTTTTATCATTATAAGATAACGCATTTGTACTTGCATCTTGAATAGTATAAGTTTTATCTAAATAAACTAATCCACTATCTGCTTGATAATTACCTAAATCTCCTTCTAAAGTAGCTATATTTCTATTTAATAAATTAGAATATTGTCTAATAATTAAACTATGTAATTGGTAAAATTGTTCTTCTGTAAAATCATATCTATACCAATTTATTAAAGAACCAGAAAATAAACCTGTTAAAAACAAATTAAATAAAGCACCAAAATTATTATTACCACCATTCCAACTTGTAAAAGGTGGATGGTACAAACCATAAGGCAAATCTATTGATTTAACAATAACATTATCTTGACCAATTTGTCTTTTTATATCTAAAGCAGTAAGATTATTAGGTAATTGTTTAATAACAATATTTCTAATATCACCACCTACATAAGGAGTAGTATTAGCAATAAATGTAACAATAATATGCCCAAAGTAAATTCCTAAAAATGGACTTGTATCTGCAACCCTTCCTAATGGTATATTAATGCTTTTATTTTCAAATATTTCTTCGTTTTCAGCCGTAATTGGAATTATTGTAGTTGTATTACTCCATTTTGAATCACTCCTTAAATAATAAGAAACATAGCCTATTGCAGTTGGTTTATATAGTTCTATTCTTACACCAATTTGGTCTCCTACTTGAAAGGCTTGATATTCAAAAGATAAAGTTGCGCCAGGCCCATCCATATATGGAGCATAATGTTCTTTAAAGAATGGCGGAACAACATTTTCTAATGTAGAAAGATTAAATCCAGATGCACCTTTCTTTATAGTGTAATAATTAAATTCATTATCTTCTTGCACAACTAAAGTTCCAATACCAGTTCCAGCTAATTCTCTTTTCCACCCAATTGGCACACCAGATTCTACTTTTTTAAAGTTACCATTATTTGCAGCATTATTTACATAACTATAATTAGCAATTGATTCTACAACTTGATAACCTTTTCTTACAATTTTAGTTTGTGCATTATCTATAAAGTGTACATTACCATCTTGATAAGGTTCTATTTCTATTAAGTTATCTAAAGTACCAAAAGAAATAACTGTTGGAGTTGTTGTAACACTATACTTAGTATAATAAACAGTTGAAGCCATATTATTCATTGGTAAAATATACCAATCTCCATTTGATTGGAATAATCTACAACCAAATGTTTTAACAATATTTTCTAAAATTGTATAATAGTCTACATTAATAATATCTCTTATATAAATTGAAGATTGAGCAAATGGTTCGTATTGTCCACCATCTCCTCTATCTAACATTCCCTCTGCGTAATATGAACAACAAGCATATAAATTTGAAGGAACTAAATAATTAATATTACTTAAACATTCTCCAATAAGATTGATTAAAGGTATAACTGTATTAATACTATTATTAGTATCAAAATTATTGTATCTTATCAATGATAATCCATCTACGCAAACAATATTTACTTCTTGATTACCTGTTGTAAAAGCAAGATTAATATAATCGTTAAATAAAAACCCTTTCCATTTTATAACGTTATCAATTACTAATTCAACATAATATAGTGTATCATCAAAGTTTAATAAATCAGGGAATTTTAAATAATCATCTTCTGTTGAAATAATAAAAGACACATCTAATTGAGAAGAAATTATATTTGCTATTGGGTCTTCTTCGCTTGAATTAGGTTGTAATATAATTCTTGTAGGTTGATAAGTTTTTACTGCACCAGAATAGTCTTTTTTATATATTTTTACTATCTGTATTGTTTCATCTCTTAAAGATTGTGTTAATGTATAGTTTAATCCGTATGCCATTATGCTAAACTTATGTTTTGTCCTTTAAGATTAGATGCCTTCTGGGCTCTGTTTACTGACAATAATAAATCCTGTCCTCTTAATACAAATCCACCATTAACACTATTTGAAGCAGAATTCATTGAACCAGCATTAAACGAACCTCTCATTATATTACCAAGTTTACTTAATGGTAAAACTGCTTCGCTTTCACTACCTTCTCCAATCATTGCCAATGTAGGACCAGTTGCAACTCCTCCAGATGCTAAACCAAGAACTTTACCAAATGCTCCCATAAATGATACTCCACCACCAGCTGCACCACCACTAATTAAAGATAAAATACCAGCAAATAAAGCAGCTTGAACTAATGATTCGGCAATATTTCTTGCTAATCTATTAAACATTTGACCTAATGCCTCTCCAGCACTTAATCCTTGTTCCATTGCATCAAACATTCCAAATAAAGCACTTGTAACATTTGATGAAACATTTTGTGCAAATTGTGTGTATTGTTGATTTAATTCTTCTATATTTTTTGTTTCCTTATCAAATTTATCTTTAGATTTTTTCTCCATTATACCAAGAAAAAATGTACCATATTGATTTCTTGCTTCTTGTAACTTTTTTTGACTTATAGCATATGTATCTTCTGGCTCAACCATTGGAGGCTCTTTGTAAGAAGCCAACATATCCTTAATACCATTTTTGATAAGTAGAGTATTTTTATCAAATGTTATTATGTCAAACTTTGGTAATAAGTTTTCAATTTTATTTGTAGCTTTTGTAGTATCTAATTCAGCTAATTTTTTTATATAATCTTCATAAATCTTATAAACATTATTTAAATAAGTTTCTTGATCTATTATTGATTTACTCCTTAGTGTATCTTGTGCTTTTAAGTCTTTTTCAAAATCTTTAGTTATTTCACTAAAAGGGTCTTTTTTTTCTTTAGGTGTTTTTTGATCTGGAGTTTCAATATTTGTTAAAGTACCAAGTAATTCTGCATTTTTAGATTTAGCTTTATTTATTACAGTATCTAAATTTGCAATTAATTGATTATATCCTTTAGCAATTCTATCTCTCTCATCATCAGCTTTCTTTTTATTATAACCAGCACTACCTCCAAAATCAGTTTTTACCTTTGCTAAATCTGCATCTCTTTGTGCTTCTATTTTTCTACGTTCAGCATAAGCAGCAGATAAAATTTGTTGTGTATTTTTTTCTTTACCAGCAGCATCTTGTTGTATTGAAGCAACATTAACTAAGTGTATTAAATATGCTTTATCAGTTTTAATTGTAGCTGCTTGTATTGCTGCATTTTCTGCATATAAAGACTTTAACCTTTTTAGTGCTTCTTCTTGTTGAGTAGGTGTACCACCAGCAATTAAATTAACTAAATTTAATCCAACAGTTCTATTAGATTGTGCCTCTCCAACTATTTTATAAATATCTTCATTTAACTTTGTAAGTTCTTCTCTAAACTTCTTTAACTTTTCAGTTGGACCAATAAAAAATTCAGCAATTTTATCACTATATGTAACTGCCAAAGAAGAAACAACACCTAATGCAAGACCAATACCAGCAGGACCAACTAAACCCTGTGCCATTGATTTTAAAGCATTAGTTGCACTACCACTTTGAGTTTGTAACCTTTGAAACGATTCTAATAAAGGGTTTAAGTTATTTGCAATACCAATAAATCCATAAGGAGCATCTTGTGCAACTCTTGATAGGTTTGATAAAGCATTTGTGGCATCATTTGTTGGTTTCCCAACACCACTCATTCTTGTATTTAATTGAGTAAGATTACTGCCTACACTTGCAATTTTTGTATTTAATTGGTTAATTTCACCAACATCAGTTGATTTTTTTAATGCAGATTGTAACTTCTTGAGTAAATTTTCGGCTTTTTGTATTTCAGCACCTAAATCTTCATTAGTTGCACCGATATTAATTTGTATATCTAAAAGCTCTGTTGCCATCTTTATTTATTTACTCCGTACAATTTAAGTGTATACAATATAGGCAAGGTTTCTTGTCCTTGCCCATTCGTTTAACTCGTTTCTTTCCTTACCTAAAACGATAATGGAAAAGTCCTTCCAAGTCATATCCCAAAATTCATTTGGTCTTATCCCACATTCAGCAGCCTTAACTAAGATATCATCCCAGCTTAGCTTTGTTAGGCTTTTTTTTTTCTTCTTCTTTCTTTACACCTGTAATGGTGTGGACTGTATTCTCAACGATATATTTTAAATAGTCAATAATTTGACCTTCTTCGCTAAAAATAGAACCCACCTCATCAATCCATTCACAAGCATCATCAATTGTGTACGCAATCTCTTGTTTATTACTTACACAAGCAGATTTGTAACCAATATAAACAAGTTGGACTATAACATCTAAACTTGTTTGAGCCGTTGAAAGAACTTTAAAGTACTCATCAATACCGATATTGTTTTCTTTTGTAAACTCACGCATTGCCCAAGTACCCCACTTTAGGTGGATTGTGTTGTTGTTAGTCTTAAGTTCGAACATAGTTTTTTATTTATTATGGTAGTGTTTCAGTTTGTGTGATAGGAGGTACACTTACAACGAAAGTTGCAGTAAACTTCACATCATCTTTATCAGCAGCGTTAACACCAAAATCGCTAATAAAAACTAAACTTGTAGGAGTTCCACCATAAGTAATATCACCTGAAGTTGGTACGGCTTTACCCATTTTAATTGCAAACAATGTTTGAGCAGCGTGAGCAGCATACAATTGTTGGTAGCTATCCTTAGAAGGTGAACCTGTTTCATCAATCGCAAAACCTTCACACTCAAAAGATTGGTTAAAAGATTGATTTGGAGTGTATTGGTCTCCACATTTAGAAGTTGCATCAATTGTTCCTAAAGTTGATGTCAAAGAGTTAGAAGTCAAACAAGCAATAGGCTTGTATGTTCCATCATTGTTAATGTCAGCTAAGAGGATATAATCTCTACCGCTTACTTTTGTTTCTGCCATTTTATTTAATTTTAATTTTGAGTTATTGTTATGTTATATGTTATTAATACTCTAAAAACGTTATCCAAAGGGTTTAAGCCATCTAAATTCCTTATATTTTCCACTACTAAACTTGATGCAGTAAACCCATTTGATAGGATTATTTCTGTATCAGAGTTTATATCTTCCAACACTAAATCGCTTATTGCTTCAGCACGTTTATATCCAAAGTTAGCATTTTTTGTAATAATATCAACATCGATACTAATACTATTTGTGTAACCTGTTTTACCTTGATCTTGACTTGATGTTCTTCCTGTCATAACAATATACTCATCTCCTGCACCCTCTGGAGCAAAACCATCATAAACAACCAACCCACTTGCACTTGTCAAATTAGTGTAAAACCACTTTTTTATCTCAATATTAGGATTTAACATTCTTAATTGCGTTTAATATATTCTTAATCATTTTTGGCTTTTCTGCTTCATAAGCTGGTATTAAAAATGGTTGTGGTCGCATACCTTTTTTTAATATACTTATAGCTATTGCATACGCAATTGACTTGTCTTTACCTCCACCAATGCCTTTTCTTTTTACCCATAATGTCAAAGCCTCAAGCATATCCTTAAATGTACCAGCCTTTTTACCTTTAAAACCACTTGCCAATTCCTCAAATCCTTTTGGGATGCTTACTTTACCACCTGTTCCAAACTCTACATATGGTGCATAAGAAGCACTTGAACCAATAGTATAAATAATTCCATTTTCAACATTTTGCTCTTTTAAGTAAATACTATTTCTTAATTGACCAAAGTTTACAGGTGCTAAACGCTTTGCTCCAGTTTGTATGTTCAATGCAGATGCGTTTAATTCATCTTTTACATTTTGCTCAATTTTATTTTCTAAAGTGTCAAGTTTCTTAAGAATATCTGATAAATTAGTTATGTCAAAAGTTAATTTTGGCATTATCTGTAAATTATTAACTCCAAGAACCTGTTTTGGTTCTCTACGTTCTTAATGGAATGTATTGTATATCTTGAACCTTCAACATCAACCTCGTAGGAATCGTTTATATTAACCCCAAAACGAATATAAAGCCTGTTCCTTTGGTCGAATTGTAATTCTGACTCTCCTATCTCACGAACTTGATTATCTGGTCTTAAATCACCCCAAACTGTGCTTTGTAGGGCAAATGTAGTTGTGAACCCACCTTGACCATCACTTGTCCTTGTTGGAGCATAGATTCCAACCTCACGAGTCATCGTGTTGGCATCAACGTAATTTGCTTTCGCTTTTCCTAACTTCATATTATAAAATTGGGCTTAATCTTGTCCATCTTTGACACGCTTTCCAAGACTTTTCACAAATACCAGAATCTCCATCTAATCCTCTATTCTCGTAGTCATAAGATATTTGGTCTAATATAGCAATCTTTAAGTCAGTTGGAATTGTTGCGTAACCTACCACATAAGTTGCCTTTAAGTTTTGAAATGATGGTCTTTGTAATTGTGGAAATTTACCACCAACTAAAGTGTAATCTGCAGCATCAATAGTATCTCCATTTTGATCTATTAATGATGTAAAACTATTAACTGGACCAAAAGGTAAATTGAAACTACCATCCCAATTTGTAAACCAAACAACAACAGTCTTTGCTATTAAACTCAATCCTGTTGCTACCTCAATAGCTTCTCTTGCTTGTGTAATCATTAAATTAATCAAGGTATCTTCTGCACTTGTTGTAACACGGCAATATAATTTTGCTTCCGCTAAAGTAACTGGTTCAACTATTGGTGCATTAGGAACGGCACTAAAATCATTAATATAATTAGAATAAGACATATCCTTTTTTTACAAAATTACTTAATTTATTCCAATAAAAAACCCCCACCGAATTGGTAGGGGTCATTATTTACTAATCCTTTAAAAC